GGCTTAAAGATAAAAAATAATGGCAGCAATACAATTAACACAAGTTTATTTAGCAGTACAATTACCCTTAACATCTCCTGCTCTATTATATAAAGTGCAAGGTTCTGAATCTCCTGTTGCAATAAATCCTCTTGCATTAGATTCAGTTGGACCAACATATCAAGCAGATGGTAGTTTGTTAGATGTTCGTTCAGTAAAGGTAGCAGGTGCAATTATTTTTGTTACTGATACTTATGCTGCAGTAAAAGCTGCTATAGACGCATTATAAAATATAAAAATATGATAGTAAGATTATTTGATGTCCAAAATAATAAAGTTATACCTTCTGAACATTGTTATGCTTTACCATTTCTAAAAAAAATAATGGATGAATACCCTGATACATATATGCAAGTATATCAATATATATTTTATTTAAGTTGTCCGGATCCAGATTTAAATCCTTTCTTTAATCTTCCTGAACATGAGAAAGAAGATATTATTATAGAAGAAATAGGACTTGAAGAATCTCCTGAAGATAGTAAGATTAGATATGCATTAGATATGTGTAGACAAATGTATGAAACACCTACCTTTAGAGCTTATGTGGGTATTAAAGCTATGTTAGATAGATTAGCTAAGTATATGGAGGTAACACCAATAGAACATGGTAGAGACGGTAATATGAACTCTATGATTAATGCTGCTGCTAAATTTGAGCAGATAAGACAATCATATAAAGGCGCATTTACTGATATGAAGAATGAACAAGAAAGTTCAGTGCGTGGAGGAGCAGGATTGGCTTATGATCAAATATGATAAACAAAAAAAAAGAAATTCAATGGCATTTTTGCTATTGGGATGAACCAGAATTTAATAATACACAAAAAACTAACAACGATGGCACAACAAGTAATACCAGTAGGAAAAAAACTTCTAATCAAACAGAAGAAAGCGGAAACAATGACTAAATCAGGTTTTATTTTACCTGAAATGGCAATTAAAAAAGAATGTATAGGTACGGTAGTAGGATTAGGTCAATCTGTAGATGAAATAAAGATGGGTGATGTTGTACAATACACTGAACATTGTTTACCAACTAGTATGCAACACGAAGGAGAAGAACATTTACTTATTCAAGAAGGAGATGTCTTTGCTATTCTAGTAGAGGTAGCGGATGTATAAAACCATTCCTACATATGGTAATGGTAAATGGAGTACTACTGATTTTGAAACAGAAAAGTCTTTTATAGATTATATACTAAGTATATTTAAAGAACCTGGAGATTATGGTTTTACAAAAATAGCATATGATTTTAATAGTGAAGCTAAAACGTTTAATACTCAAGGATTTTATTGTAATGCTCCTTTTAGATCTAAAGATTTTACTAATTATTGGGAAGATCAAAAAAATAAATGTAGAGTAGGTGTTATATACAATGATGGTCCTAAAAGTTTTTTCTTAAGTAGAGATTACTACATGTGGTTAAACTTCTTACCTATATTTGATAAAGAAGAAAAGAAATATGGTTTTGCTAAAGTAAGAGATGCTCAATACCATATGGCTCTTTATGAATTACTAGCTGAGTTAAATAACCAACACTCAGCTATACTTAAAAAGCGTCAGATTGCTTCCTCATATTTTCATATGGGTAAAATTATTAATCAGTATTGGTTTGAAGAAGGATCTATATGTAAAGTGGGCGCATCATTAAAAGATTTTATTAATGACAAAGGATCTTGGAAATTTTTAGACGAATATAAAACATTTCTTAATGAGCATACTGCTTGGTATAGACCTAGCAATCCAGAGAAAGTATTACTATGGCAACAACAGATTGAAGTTAAAGTAAACAACAGGAAAACAGCAAGAGGATTAAAATCTAAAATACAGGGTGGATCATTTGAGAAAAATGCTACAACTGGAGTTGGTGGACCGTGTACATACTTTTTTCATGAAGAAGCAGGTATAGCACCAAAGATGTCAGATACATATGAGTACTTACGTCCAGCTATGTCTTCTGGAATGATGACAACAGGTATGTTTATAGCAGCAGGATCTGTAGGGGATTTGCAACAATGTAATCCTTTAAAGGAAATGATATTAAATCCTGCAGCAAATGATATATATTCTGTAGAAACGAATCTAATGGACGCTGATGGCACTATAGGTATGGCAGGGTTGTTTATACCTGAACAGCACTCTATGCCACCTTACATTGATAAATACGGTAACTCATTAGTAGAGGATGCTGTTAAAGCAATTATAGAAGAAAGGTCAAGATGGAAGAATGAATTAAATGGAGAACAATTTCAGTTAAGAATTTCTCAAAAACCAATGAATATTGCTGAAGCTTTTGCATATAGAAAAGCATCAATATTTCCTCAAGGTGTTTTAACCAGACAGCAAAAAAGAATTGAAGAAAAAGAATACCCTTATGAGTTAATAGAATTAGACAGGGATGAGACAGGTATATTTGCTAAACGAACTAATAAACTTCCAATTAGTAAATTTCCTGTAGATAAAAAACAAATAGATAAAACAGGTACTATTGTAGTTTGGGAAAGACCAATAAAGAGTCCAGAATTTGGAGCATACTACGCTTCTATTGATCCAGTATCAGAAGGTAAAACAACTACGTCAGATTCATTATGTAGTATTTTTGTATACAAGAATGCAATGGAAGTAATCAGAACTAATGAGTCAGGTGACGTAGAACAGTTTATAGAAAAAGATAAAGTTGTTGCAGCTTGGTGTGGTAGATTTGATGACATCAATAAGACACATGAAAGATTAGAATTAATTATAGAATGGTTTAATGCCTGGACATTAGTTGAAAATAATATATCATTATTTATACAACACATGATTGCCAGAAAAAAGCAACGTTATTTAGTACCTAAACAACAGATACTATTCTTAAAAGATTTAGGTTCTAACAAAACAGTGTATCAAGAATACGGATGGAAGAATACAGGTACATTATTTAAAAGTCATTTAATTTCTTATGCTATAGAATTTTTAAGAGAAGTAATTGATGAAGAAACAGATATAAATGGTGTGGTAACAAATCAAACATTAGGAGTAGAAAGAGTACCTGATCCTATGTTAATAAAAGAAATGTTAGCCTATTATCCTGGATTAAACGTGGATAGATTAGTTGCTTTCGGTGCATTAATTGCATTTGTTAAAATACAACAATCTAACAGAGGATATACTAAAAGACGCGAATCAGAGGGTAAATCTTTGGTAAATTCAGAAAATTTGTATAAATTAAAGTATAGTCCGTTTAAAAATATTGGGCGTAGTTCTTCATCTAGAACTGGCAGAACTAATAGATCAGGATTTAAAAATATTAAATAGATTCAACTAAATAAAATACGTAATGAAAGTATTAAATGCAATGCAGTTAAAAAATGGTGCCAAGGCTGAAGGAGGCCCTACGTATTCAAGCTTAACACAACCAGTACAGTTTTTACCTTCTTCAGAAAAAACTGATGATTGGGCAGCATGGAATTTAGATTGGTTAGAATTACAAGGTGTAGAATTTTTAAGATCAAATTCAAGAAGACTTTTAAAAAATTATAAGTTAGCTAAAGGTATTATTGATAAGTCTGATTATATAATTGAAGAAGACAATGATTATAAAGATATGATGGATGTTTTAACAAAAGAAAATGATTCTGCGTTAGAACTTAAATTTTATCCTATTGTTCCAAATGTAATCAATGTACTAAGCGGTGAGTTTAGTAAACGTTACAACAAGGTGCAGTTTAGAGCTGTTGATGACAAATCATATAATGAAATGTTAGCTCAGAAAAAACAAGAGATAGAAGATACTTTGTTAGCTGATGCTGAAATGCAATTAATTCAAAAAATGATTGAAGCTGGAATGGATCCAGCATCTGAAGAAGCACAACAAAAATTATCTCCGGATAACTTAAAAACACTTCCTGAAATAGAAGACTACTTTAGTAAGTCTTATAGAAGTAGTATAGAAGAATGGGCAACTCACCAATTAAATGTGGATGAGGAAAGATTTAAAATGCATGAGCTAGAAGAAAGAGGATTTCGTGATATGCTTATTGCAGATAGAGAGTTTTGGCATTTCCGTATGTTAGAGGATGATTATGACGTAGAGTTATGGAATCCTGTATTAACGTTTTATCAAAAATCTCCAGATCAAAGATATATAGCTGATTCTAATTATGTAGGTAAGGTTGATTTAATGACTGTATCTGATGTAGTAGATAAGTATGGTTATTTAATGGATGAAAGACAATTATCATCTCTACAAAGAATATATCCTGCACGTTCTGCACAGTATCAGGTTAATGGTTATCAAAATGATGGATCATACTATGATGCAACTAGATCTCATGAATGGAATACAAACATGCCAGGTTTAGCATACAGACAATATGCAAGTAATTACGGAGCTGACCCAGCTGGTGGAGGAGATATACTTACTCAAATACTTTCACAAAGTGAAGACCTTGAACAATGGGGAGATGGAAACTTAATGAGAGTATCTACTATTTATTGGAAGACTCAAAGAAAGGTTGGTCATTTAACTAAAATAGAATTTGATGGTGAGGTAACTCAAGAAATAATTGATGAATCATTTAAGATAACTGAAAAACCAGTTTATGATACTTCTATATTTAAGAACAAATCTAAAGATACATTACTACAAGGTGAGCATGTTGAATGGATATGGATAAATGAAACATGGGGTGGAGTAAAAGTTGGACCTAATGTACCAGCTATGTGGAGAACTACAATGGATGATAATGTTAATCCAATATACTTAGGTATCAATAGAGATAAGCCAGGTAGATTACCATTTCAATTTAAAGGAGAAAATTCTTTATATGGTTGTAAACTACCAGTAGAAGGTAGAGTTTTTTCTGATAGAAATACTAGATCAACATCTTTAGTAGATTTAATGAAAGCTTATCAAGTAGGTTACAATATGGTTAATAACCAAATTGCTGATATCTTAATAGATGAGTTAGGAACAGTAATAATGTTTGATCAAAATGCTTTACCACGTCACTCAATGGGTGAAGACTGGGGTAAAAATAATTACGCTAAAGCATTTGTAGCAATGAAAGATTTTCAAATGCTACCATTAGATACATCTATTACTAATACAGAAAATGCTACTAACTTTAATCACTATCAAACTCTAAACATGGAGCAGACTAGTAGATTAATGTCTAGAATACAATTGGCAAATTACTTTAAACAACAATGTTTTGATTCTATTGGTATTAACCCACAACGATTAGGTGGTGCTGTATCTGCAGAAACTGCAACAGGTGTTGTAAATGCTATGCAACAATCATATGCACAAACAGAAATTTATTTTGTACAACATTCAGATCATCTAATGCCTAGAGTGCATCAGATGAGAACAGACTTAGCTCAGTATTATAATAGTACAAATCCAAGTCTTAGATTATCTTACATCTCTACAGAGGCTCAGAAGGTTAATTTTACCATGAATGGTACTGATCTATTACTTAGAGATTTTAATGTATTTGCAACTACTAAGACTAACCACAGAGCAGTCTTAGATCAACTTAAACAAATGGCATTAACTAACAATACAACTGGTGCATCTATTTATGAGCTTGGTAACATTGTTAAAGCTGATTCAATATCTGAAATAACTGACATCTTAAAAGACTCAGAAGTAAGAGTTGAACAACAAAGAGCTCAAGATATGCAACAGCAACGTCAGATGCAAGAACAACAACTTAAAGCTAAAGCTCAAGATGAGCAACAAAAACTACAAGTTGAAATGCAAGAAAATGACAAAGATAGACAGAATGATATAACTATTGCTGAAATTAGATCAGCTGGTTTTGGAGCTGGAGTAGACATAAATCAAAATCAAGTATCTGATTATCAAGATGCAATGAAAGATATTAGAGATACTACAAGATTCCAAGAACAGACAAATCTTAAGCGTGATGAAATGGCAATGAAAGGAAGTATGGAATCAGAAAGATTGCAAGTTGAAAGAGAAAAAATTGCAGCAACAAGAGATGTAGCAAACAAAGATTTACAAATTGCTAGAACTAACAAAAATCAATATGATGTTAAAGCATCTAAGAAATCTAACAATAAATAATTGGCGTTAGCTATATACTGCAAAAAACTTTGCATAAATGTAAAATAATAAAAGTTTATCTATTGTAGTATAGGTAAACTTTTATTATATTGTATATATAAGTACTAAATATTAAAACCAACAATATTATGAATACAAAAGAAGCTGCTGTGAATAGCAATGTAGAAACATTAGATATTAACTTAGATGAGATCTTTAACGGAACTCCAAGTGCTGGCGATGTAACATTACCAGAAGAAACTAAATCTAAACCTAATATCTTAAGTGGGTTAAGTAAAAAACCTGATTTTTCATTTGCTAATCCAGATGAAGATGGTGTTGATAACTTAGATCAAAAAGTTGAGTCTAAAGAAGAACCATTAGAAGAAGAAAAAGAAGCTACAGAAACTCTTGATGAGATAGTAGCTGAAACAGAAGATGTTAAAGACATTATAGACACATTGGATGATGAATCTGATGAAGATGTAGAAAAGAAAAAGAGAGGTAGAAAATCTATTAATGGTATATCTGATGTATTCAGTAAACTTATTAAAGATGACAAGATTGTACCTTTTGATGATGAAAAATCATTAGATGATTACAGTGCAAAGGATTGGGAAGAATTAATTGAAGCTAACTTAGAAGAAAAAGCTAACCAAGTAAGACGTGAAACACCTAAGCAATTTTTTGCTAGTTTACCAGAAGAATTACAAATTGCTGCAAGATATGTAGCAGACGGTGGAACAGATATTAAAGGTTTGTTTAATACTTTAGGTAGT